TTAGCAAAACAATTAATTTACCTAATGACTATCCCTATGAAGATTTTAAAACCGTGTACAAAAAGGCGTGGGAAAATGGCATTAAGGGGTTTACTACTTATCGTGCAGGTACGATGACCTCTGTGTTGGCCAAAGAATCCTCTCTCAAAGACGACCAAGACCATATCATTAAAACTGACTCCCCCGAAAGACCCTCGGAGCTACCGTGCGATGTTCACCATATCAAAGTCAAAGGAGAGTCCTATTTTGTTTTAGTAGGAGTTTATAACGAAGATCCTTACGAGGTCTTTGCTGGAAAAAATGGGTTCATTGACAAAAAAGTTAAAGCTGGTATAATCATCAAGAAGAAACGGCCAAAAGGCATGTATAAAGCCGTGCTAGAAGATGATTCAGAGATTTCTCCAATTAATGCAACGTGTAGTGAAGAAGAGGACGCTTTAACAAGAATGACCTCAACCGCACTACGTCACGGAGCCGATATACACTATGTAGTGCAGCAGCTTGAAAAAGTCAAGGGCGATATGACGAGCTTTGCCAAAAGTATGTCCAGGGCATTGAAAAAATATATCCCCAACGGTAAAAAGGAAGAAGGGGAATGTCCAGAATGTGATGCGCCGGACGCCTTAATCCGCCAGGAGGGCTGTATTACCTGCACCCAATGCGGCTATTCAAAATGCATCTAAAACTTTTATGTTATTATATTTTGTTTATTATTTTTGTATCAGTCGTAGACATCTATTGGCTAATACAAAATCAATCTATTATTAGTAAAATTGAGTTAAACCCTGTAGGGCAGTTCCTTATACTAATTGACGGTGGAAAGGTAGACTTGTTTATAATTTGTAAAATAATAGGGACATCAATATGTATCGGAGTACTCTATAATATCTTTAAAGTAAATAAAACAAAAGGATTAATCATCGCTGGAGCTATTGCTGCCTTCCAGTTGTTTCTTTTACTTTTTTTATACTTTGGTCACCTGTGTATCTACATATGATAAAAGATAATAAGTGCGACAACTGTGGTATAATTATAGAGAACGGAGAAAAGGTGGTTGCTATTATTCCTGAAGTGGAAGTAACCAACCGGAGACTAAAAAAATCAAACGAGATCAGACTTAAGTTATCGTACAAGTCACTTAAGACTAGGTCTATCAAAATCTATTGCAAAGAGTGTTTAAAACTTTCAGATTATCTAGAGGATCAAAATGCCTGAATATACATATGAATGCGAGGCGTGCGAAGTATTTTTTTCTGAGGTGTTTACTAGAGAAGAGTATGATAAGAAAGGAAATAAAGTTCGGTGCCCTGAATGCAATAAAGCAAAGAAGGTTTGTCGAAGCTATGTAGATGATAATATCCAAACAAATGTTTCTTTTGCATTGTCAGAATGTAAAACGTTGGGACATTATGCAGAAAAACAAACTGCTAAATATGGAAAATATCAAGTAGAAGATATGGTAGCTGATTTTAAAACCAAAAAAACAGAGCCCTCGAAGCAACTCCCAGAAGGGATGAGTCGTATGGAGAAACCTAAAGAGTCTACTTCGTGGACCCCTCAGACTAAGAAAAAAAGAAAGGTAAATAGATGACAATCCATAAAATACGAGCAGGCGAAAGCCAAGAAAACCCGTCTGGTCCACCCAGAGTAGTTATAGCATATACTGTGACGGGTAAGGAAGACTATGTAGATGGTTCAGGATATCCTGTAGTCGACATTGCTAACGACATGCTTCCACTAGCAGAAATAGAAGAGAGGACAGATACATACGCGGCTCGCGTTGTTGTAGGAAAAACTACGAAGCATTATATTAAGAAAGGCAAGCACGGCAGACTTTTTAATCCTATTGGACTCTATAGCGAAGGCAATGCAAAAAAAAGAATGCAACATGCTGGTAAAATGGAATGGACATTGCAGTCTGTTACTCCAAGGGCATTTAATTTTTATCTTAATTTTTTGAGAACTAAAAACGAAGCATACTTAAACAATGCGGAAAGGGAAGTGTAATGAAAAAGGGTAAACTAACACAAATAGAAATCGCGTGTATTAGAGGAATGTTGGCTAATGATATTGAAGTTGAAGTTATGGCTAAACAACTCGATAGATCTCAAGAAGTAGTTCAGAAGGCGCTAGAATCTATTGAAGCCGAAATTAAAAGAGATCAATTAATCATTAACAAATCTGCCAAGGGTCAAAAAGGGCTTGCTATTATGACCCCTGAGGCTTCAATGAGAATAGATGACACTAGAGAAAATCGCCAACCCGAAACCCCTTCTAAAATTCAAAGGTCCATTCATACCATACATGGCTGAAAATCGATCAGACAAGAGCAGCTACCCGTCTCGTTACTCGCCTAGCGGATGGGTATCAGCTTATCAATATGTCACGGAACTAATTTGTGAGAAAAGTGCTAAACAAAAGCACAAGGAACTTCCTGTTCAGTTTTGGGAGTTGCCCGAATGGGAAAAGTTTTTTAAGAACCAAATCATAACTGCCGTACAGTTAGTGAAGAAGTATGGGGCAACAGCAGTTATTAACGGCCTTAATGATCGGCGAGCGTTTAAAACATATTCTCTAAGATCTCCGGTTCTTAAACAAATTATAACTGAATATAAAAAGAAGGAGGAGATGCCAAAAGAGAAAAAGGATATCTCTTATGATTTTAAAGATAAGAAAAAATTTGCAGATAACAACGAAAAGAAATCTATTATTAGTAAACTGAGGGATTTAGAATGACTCAGGATTTAATTAAAGAGTATGGAGAAGTTATTCATGACGCCTCCTATATCACAGACAACGAAGCAGATGTTATTTCTGTAGGACCCAAGCTAGATATTGCATTAGGAGGAGGCGTTCCCGAGGGATCTTTGTTTATTATGACCGGGCCTGAAAAGGTTGGTAAAACAGTCACGGCCCTCACCTTTTGTAGTAACGCCCAAAAGCAAAAAAGAAAAATATATTATGGCAATATTGAGGGTCGTTTAAAACCTAGAGACCTACACGGGATCACCGACCTGGACCAGGACAAAGCAGCTTTAATACTTATTGGATCTTCCCAGGGGAATATTTTATCTGCCGAAGGTTATTTGAGTATTTTTGATCGTATAATTCATACAGAGCCTAATACGGTATGCGTTGTTGATTCTTTCTCTGCATTGTCTAGTGACGCAGAGCTAAAAGGAGATCTAACTGATACGCAGGTAATGAGTGTACAAAAGACATTGTCAAAATGGTGCAGAAAAATCTCTAATGTTCTTCCTATTAATAAAGTTACTGTTGTAGGAATTACACACTTGATGGCTAACGTATCATCGTTTGGAAGAGGAAAAAGTAAAGTAGAAAAATCTGGAAGTGCATTGAAGTATCAAACAGATGTTAAACTTTACGCAACACACTCGCAGGCGCTGATGCAGAACGATACTCAGATCGGCCAAACTATTCATTGGAAAATTGAAACTTCTGCTATAGGTCCGCCTGGACAAAAAGTCGAGAGTCATATAAAATATGGTAGAGGCATTTGGAAAGAGATGGAACTGGCGGACTTGATGGTTGACTTTGGAATTGCTTCTAAGGCGGGGGCCTGGATTAAATTACCCAATGGAGAAAAGGTCCAAGGTAAAAACAATCTAGCCAAATTCTTAGAGGAAAATCCTGATCAGTATGAAGAATTTGAAAAAGAAGTCTTTGACACTGTAGGAATAGAAAGAAATAATTAGGAGTTGTTGGGATTTACAGTGTCATCCCGTTCAGTCGGGATTTACTTCATCATCCCAAAGCTCCTTGAAAATACGCGGCGGTTGGGATTTATCCAGTCATCCCGTTTAGTCGGGATTTAGCTCTTCATCCCAACGTCGCTTTTTAAAACAGAGAATTGTAATGAAAGTAATAGACTTGGACGGCACCGTCAGCCACTGGAAATTAACTGGCGAAGTTGTACGAGGTAGGGATAGCAGGAAAAGATCACAACTTCATCTTAAAGCACGCGCTCTCTTAAAAGAATTGTATCCAGCGCTACAAATTATCGAAGAAATTCCTATTCAATTAAAAAGAAGCCAGCGTGCTTCACTAGACTTTTATATTAATACAATTAAAACTGTTATAGAAGTTCATGGAGAGCAACATTATAAGTTTAATACTTTTTATCATAGCTCCAGACAAGATTTTATTAATCAGAAGAAAAGAGATAATGATTTAAAAGAGTGGTGCGAAATTAATAATATGACCTACGTGGAATTACCCTTCGATGAAGGTGAGGAACAATGGAAAAATCGGATTACGCATCAGAGCGACTAGAAAAAGTTGATGCTGTATTAGATGAGTATGAAGAGAGCATTGGGCTTCCTAAGTTTAGTCCTAGTTTTCATGATGATAGTGCAAAGAAATATTTACAATTGTCACGTACTCAAATTGAAAAGCTAAGTCCTAACGAATGTGCGGAAGCTTGTATTTTATTAACCTCTCTTGCATTTCATGTGCAAAGGTCGTATAATAGAGAGGTAGCACGAGTTAACTGGGCTAATCAAACGCTTAAGAGCACGGTAGCAGGACGCGAACAAGCATATAAAGGCTCCTGGGAAAGCCAGTTTAATCAAGCTGTTAAAGAGGATGGATATACTTCAAAGATTGACGACATCAAAAGGTATGCTCAACAGAGAGCAGATAGAATAAACTATTTATCTTCTTCTATAAAAAATATGAGTGATCTTTATTTAAACATTCAAAAAACAAAGGTGTTTAATAATGAGTAAAAGAAAAGAATTAGTAGATCTTCTAGATTCATTATCTGATGATGAAGTAGAAGCATTTGAAGGGCTCTTAAAAAAAGCTATTAAAACTCATCCTAAAAAAAGAAGAAGGGGACGTGGACGCAGAAAGAAAAAAGTACAAGAAGCTCCTCCCGCAAAAGAAGATGATTTTCTTGATGGTGTCAAGTTAAGCTCAGCTGAAAAGACGGAACTTAAAGAGGCTCAAAAGTTTGATAAAGAGATGGGGGTTTATAGAACAAAGGAGCGGATGCCTAGCCGTACTAGAAATTCTAAAGTAGAAGCCATATGTAGAGTGTGTGGAAAAACACAAAACGTATCTCCACTTGTAATCCCTCCCGAAAGGGATAGATTTAAATGTAACGACTGTGCCTGTAAAGCAGGTTAAAAGTGGTCGTTAGACTGAGTTGCCGAAAAAATTTTTTTAAAGGAAATGCAATGAAGAAACAAATATTTAGTTACGTAACTTTCTGTAGTATGCTGTTGGCGATGGCCGTGGTAGGATATTATTTGGGAATGAAAGATGGAGAAGAAAAAGCTGTTCACACCAAGGCAGAAATTTCTGCTATTTATAGTCTCATGGAGGGGATATCTGTTGGTATTAGAACTAATATGAACTTGGCTGCCCAAACAGCCCATTATATTAAACATAGCCCTCCTCCTGCTCAGGGAGGGTTCACGGTGGCAGAATGTGCAGAATGTTTGAAGGTTTATGAACTGTATGTAAAGAGAATGCCAAAACAACCGGGATACAACGGCTGGTATTTTGAAGAATTTTACAAAAAGCCTATTGAAAATTTAGCAAAACAGCTTCGGGACGAAGAAAAGGAATAGTAATGATTCTATCAGATGCCCCTGCTGAAAGAGCCATCCTTTCTGGGATCTGCCGATATGGCTCAGAAGCATACTATGAAGTAGCTACATTAATAACAGAACAATCCTTTACCATAGAATCCAATCAGATTATATATGGATGCTTAAAACATATTCTAGAAGTAGATGAGAGCACTTCCATCGACCTACCGATCATCTTATCGGCTGCGAAAGAAATAGGAGTAGGGGATTTTTTAGTAGCCAAGGAAGAGGTGCAACACCTTTCTGCTATTATGAAATTTCCAGTACAACTTTCTAATGTAAGAAAGTTTGCTGTAAAATTAAAGAAGCTACAAATCGCCAGGGAAATGTATGACCAATTAGAAATTACTAAAGAAAAGTATTTAGAAGTCAAAGGCGACGAGCCGATAGGAGAAGTATTAGGAATTGCCGAAGAGTCTATCTTTGAATTTATTGAAAGATTAAGTGAAACAGACGACACTCCTCAGAAGGTATTTGCAGATGTTAGCGATAGGCTTGAAGAATTAACTAAAAATCCTATAGAAATTGTAGGAGTTCCTACTGGCTTCAAGCGTTATGATTTTGCTATTGGAGGAGGCCTTAGAAAAGGTACTGTTAATGTTATTGGGGCACGACCCAAAACGGGAAAAACTTTATTTGCTGAAAATGCTGGCATTCATATTGCTAAACAAGGAGTTCCGGTTTTAAATCTCGACACCGAGATGACAAAGCAAGATCATCAAGACCGTGGTATGGCAATGTTAACAGATATTGGCATCAACGAAATTGAAACGGGGCAGTTTGTTGAAAGTAATTATAAACATACTAAATTAACGGAGATGGCCAAAAAGGTAAAGGATCTTCCATATTACCACAAATCCATTGGAGGGATGCCTCTTCCCGAACAACTCTCTATTATTAGAAGATGGTTAGCAAGAGAAGTGGGTATTAATGATCAAGGTAAAGCCAACAACTGTGTTATTATTTATGACTATTTAAAAATCATGGACTCGGCAGAAATTAAAGGAGATATGAAAGAATATCAAGTATTGGGATTTCTCATGAGTTCCTTACATAACTTTGCTATTAAGTACGAGGTTCCTATACTGGCGTTTGTACAGTTAAATAGAGATGGAATAACTAAAGAGTCAACTGATACTGCAAGCGGCTCCGATAGAATTATATGGTTGTGTAGTAACTTTACTATCTACAAAAGAAAGTCGGATGAAGAAATTGCCAAGGATGGCCCAGAGAACGGCAACAGAAAACTTGTACCAGTGATCGCTAGACATGGGGAGGGTTTAGAGCCGACCGATTATATCAATGTAAATATGATAGGGAAGTATGGTAAATTAATAGAAGGCAAGACTGCTAAAGAACTAGAGAGTGGCGGCAGTGTTATCGAGGACGAAGAACAAGAAGAAAGCGTAATGTATAATGAAGACATCCCCTTCGTATAAATATAACGAGCAAAGCAAGCTGAATCATCTCAGTAGAATAGCAGTAGAATATATAGATCAAATCTATGACTACTTCGGAGTTGAGTATTCTTACAAAAATAATATAGTAGTTAAATCAGAATGTTTCATTCATGGAGGAGACAATGATACAGCCTTAAACGTATATCCAAACGGAGACTTTTGCGTACATTATAAATGTAGAACTCACCAATGTGAAGATCATTTTGGCACTTCTTTCATCAGTCTAATTAGAGGTGCTTTATCCCGCTTTAAATATAAATGGAAAAAAATAGGAGATCGGGAGGCATCCTTTAATGAGTCTGTAGAGTTTTTATTAAATTTTACCAAACAAAACTTTGACTCTTTGGAAAAAAATAATATTTCTGGGGTCGAAAAACTAAAGTTTTGTGGTATGATTAATAAGTTCGATAAGCCTAATGTAAGCGTTAGCAAACGCATTAGCAGAGACTTTTATAGGACTAATGTTGAAATCCCTTCACAGTATTATCTTAAAAGAGGATATTCAATAGAAGTCTTAGATAAGTATGATGTTGGAACCTGTAAGAAAGTGGGGAAATTCCTTTACAATCGAGCAGTAGTGCCAATATATGATGAAAGCTATGAGTATATTTTAGGCTTTACAGGACGAAGCATTTTTCCAGCATGTGGAGAATGTAAAAACTACCATAACCCAGACAAGGCGTGTTCTGTTTTTCCAAAATGGAAGCACACTGCTGGGTTCAATAAACAAAACTGTTTGTATAATTATTGGTATGCGAAACAGTCTATTTTAGAATCTAATGTAATCATCCTTGTAGAATCACCAGGAAATGTATGGAGGTTAGAAGAAGCTGGCATTCATAACTCAGTAGCTATTTTCGGAGCAGTACTAAACGACAATCAAAAGAAATTGATCGACGAGTCAGGAGCAATGTCAATTGTATGCTTACTTGACAATGACGAGGCCGGTCGGAAAGGAATGCAAAAAATACAAGAGCAATGTTCTAAAATGTATCGCCTCTATTTTCCCAATATTGATACTAATGATGTTGGGGATATGAAGATTGATAAAGTTACCTCGGATATTAAACCCTTAATTACTACAGTTGAAGGAGTCTACAATGGCTAAAACATCCATAGAAGAACCCGTTGTTGAGCAACCCGTTGGCATTCCGTTTGAACAGTTTACTATTGATGCTGTCAACACCCACTTTGCTGCTCAAAAAAGTCGTGCTGTTGCTAATTTAAATAATTATATTTTTAAGTCGGCAGGCATTGCCGAACACCCCGACGCCGTTGGAGAAGTCATTAAACTTATTGAAGATATATCCCACGCAGACGGTTGCCTCAACACAGTGACCACTCTGTTTAATCCAGGAGCATAACAATAATGACTCAGATCATAGGATTTGCAGGCAAAAAACAAAGCGGGAAAAACACTGCCTGTAACTTTATATTAGCTGTAAAGTTGGCACAAGCGGGCATCTGTAAAACCTCACGCTTAACCAAAAACGGCGAAATAGAAGTTACAGATATTTTAGGAGAAAAACCTGCGGATATGGAATGGGTTCCTTTTAAAGAACCTCACGTTGATGTGGAAAGCCTTTTTGAAAACGAACTTAAAGATTATATTCAACTCTACGCATTGGCAGATTCCCTTAAACAAATGTCTATTGATATCTTGGGTCTTAAACCTCAACAGGTTTTTGGTACAGATAAGCAGAAAAATAGCTTAACAGATATGAAATGGGAAGATATGCCAGGAGATGAAACTAAAAATAATAAATCCGGCAAGATGACTGCAAGAGAAGTGCTTCAGTATGTAGGTACTGATATTTTCCGTAAATTTTATGCCAATGTATGGCTGGATAGCTGCCTACGTAAAATTGAGTCTGATTCTCCTGATATTGCTTTAGTATCAGATGTAAGGTTTGAAAACGAGATAAAGGGAATTCAAAAAAAGAATGGTTTTGTGGTAGGCCTCAAGCGTGACCCTTACAAAAAAGGAGACAAGCACGCTAGCGAAGTAGCAATTGAAAAATGTTTTGATCTGTGTGATACTGTTATTGATAATAGTAACTTAACTATTCCAGAACAAAACGAACAAATTTACAACGCTCTTACAAGAGTTTCTCAAATATCTCATAGTCAAATTTTTCCGTTTGTCACAGAAGAGGAAATAGCGAATGAGTAAATCTGAACAGACATTAATTGTAGATTGCGACGGTGTCATTGCCGACAAATCAACCCTTGGAGACTACGGTAACGCCGCCCCCCTCCCTTTTGGCATTGAACAAGTTAACAAACTACACGATATGGGTTATATAATTATACTTTATACTGCTCGCTACGGAGATAGAGAAAAGGGAAATATCCATAAACAATATGAAAGAGGCTATCGAGAGTGGACCGACTGGCTTGCAAAGCATGGCGTCCAATACCACCACGCTTTTATGGGAAAACCCGCAGGCGCTATCTACATTGACGACAAAGCCGCTCGCGTAGAGGGAGATAGCCAAAATGGATGGACACAGGTCTGGAAAGAAGTTTATAATTTAGAAGGAAAAGATAAATACGGGAACCCCAGCGTATGATTCCAATAGTTTATTTTCGTTCCTCCTCTTTTAATTGTCATCGCTTTTGCCCGATGCAATATTATCTGGAATATACATTAGGCTGGCGTGGTGAATCAAATCAGAAAGCTGACAAAGGAACTATTGTACACAAAGCTTTAGAAATTTGTGCCGTATGTAAAAAGGGCGCCCAGGATGGAAAGAAAACAATTAAAGATGATATTGTAGGAAAAGTTATTACTGATTTATATGAACCTGAATATCTAGAAACTATTATAGAAAAAGTTTATAAATATTATTCTACAGCATGTAGCCATCATACATGGACTACTAAAGATTTAAAGGACTGTACTGAGTGGACCTGGAAAGCTTTACGATATAACGAAGGAATGTTTGATCCCAGAAATAGAGATGTAGTTGATGCTGAACCTCATTTTGACATTACACTAGATGAAGAATGGGCTCAGTATTCCTATGAAGTCGGAGATGAAAAGCTAGAAGGTCAGCTTTCTTTAAAGGGCACTGTTGATTTAGTAACCGACTTGGGCGACAATGTTTATGAAATTATTGACTGGAAGACTGGGCGAAGGCTAGACTGGGCCACAGGTGAAGAAAAGACTCAGGACAAGTTATTACACGACGCACAGTTGCGCATATACCATTATGCTATGAAACATATGTACCCTCATGTTAAAACTTTCTTAGTTACTATATATTTTATTAATGATGGAGGAGCCTTTACTGTTCATTTTCAAGATGAAGACTTGGAAAAAACAGAACAGATGCTAAAAAAGAAATTTCAATTTATCAAAGAAACAGAAAAACCACAGTTGATTAAATCCTGGAAATGTTCTAAGCTCTGTCATCAAGGCAAAAGCACTTTTGAAAATACAAACATTGATCCTCTTATAGAACGACGTACTGGATATCCTACTCGATATGGTCAATACATGACCAAGTGCGAGCAAACAAATTATATGATTAACGAGTATGGTATTGAATGGGTTACACAAAATTTGGCAAATCCTGATCACGTAATAGGTAAATATAAAGCACCAGGAGAAGTATAATGAGAGTGCTATGGCTTCTATTGGTAATATTTCATATGTGGGTGGTTATTGGAAATTTATGTTCTTTTTTCGTAGTTCCTTTTTTAACTCCATGGTACATAGCATTGCCAATTTGTTCCTTTATTTTCTTAGTTAGTTTTAGTAAAGAAATTAAATGCCCATTGACAAACTGGGAGAATGCCATTAGAATGAAGCTCGGAAAAAAGAAAATCGGTGGTTTTATTGGATACTATGTCGTTAAACCTATTAGGAAATGCTTAAAGTAATGAACTACATCCCTTTGCATGTCCATTCTGAATATAGTTTGCTCGATGGACTTTCTAAAACATCACAAATATCTAAAAGAATAGAAGAAATAGATGCTTCAGCTTGTGTTTTAAGCGACCATGGGACTGTCTCAGGAGCCGTAGATTTCCATAAAACTTTAAGTGATAACGATCAAAAACCTATTCTAGGATGTGAAATGTATATCTGCTATGGAGACCCTCTCGATAGGACTCCAGACAATAGAAAGCTTTTTCATCAGGTTATTATTGCCAAAAACCTAGAGGGTTGGAAGGACTTGCTGTCTTTAGTCTCTTTATCTAATAAAAAAGAACAATTTTACTACAAACCTCGGGTCAGTTTCGATCAAATCTCCAAAGTTGCCAAAAAAGGCAACCTTATTTCTTTTAGCGGTCACTTAGGTTCCTATGTAGCTAATGAAATTACAGAAGATGATAATCTCTGTGAAGATTGGGAAAAAAAAGGGACTACAGCTGTTAAATATCTACAAAATATGTTTGGAAAAGATAACTTTTTTGTAGAGATCCAGGTACTTGATGCTGAAGAAGGAGATATTGGCTATAAAGTAGCGAATTCTTTGCGTGAAATTGCTAAAAAAACAGGGATTCCACCTGTTGCTACACCCGACGCTCACTACCCCAGGAGAGGGGATGCGGACGACCAAAGAGTGCTTCTAAGCACCTCTTTAAAAAAGAGTATAGGTCAGATTCAAAGAGATATAAAGAACGGCGTACAGGTGGGTCTGCGGGCCTTCTTTGAGGGTAATAGCTTCCATATTCCAAGTCAGGAAGAGATGCAAAAATGGCATACTGAAGAGGAACTAAAAAATACAGTAAAAATTGCTGATATGTGTGAGAAATATAATATTCTAAGCACCCCCAATCCTCCTGAATTTACTCCTCCTGGACGCATTTCTCCCGCTGACTACTTGCGACACCTGTGTCGAGAAGGATGGAAGCAAAAGATGCCTCATGTAGGAAAAGATCATATTCATTTCAAGGAATATGGAAAAAGAGTTGATAATGAGCTACAAGTGTTTGAAGAGGCCGGTCTATCCAGCTATTTCCTAATCGTCCGTGATATTCTTGAGTTCTGTAGGTCCAAAGGATATCTCACAGGACCCGGTCGTGGAAGTGCAGCAGGCTGTATAGTTTCTTATCTAATTGGAATTACTCAAATTGACCCGGTGGAATATGATCTCGTTTTTGAAAGGTTTTATAATGCAGGTCGAAATGCAGATGGTCGAATATCTATGCCTGACATTGATATTGATGTACCAAAGGATGCCAGAGCTGCTGTAATTGACCATATTAAAAGTCAGTATGGAAAAGATAATGTAGCTCAAATTGTCACGTTCCAAACCCTTAAAGGAAGAGCATCACTGAAACGTGTTATGCAAGCTCGTGGCAACATTTCTTTTGAGGAACAAAACAATATCACTAGACATATTATGGATGAGTCTAAAATTGCTGACGATCTCCAAGATATGAAAGAAGAGCTGGGAATTTCCTCTATTATCCTTTGGGCTCTAAAAAATAAAAAAGAACATCTCAAAGACTGGTGTATAATTGGAGAAGATGGTACGCTAGAGGGGCCATTTGCAAAGATTTTTGAACAGTCTATAAGACTAGAAGGAACAAAAATTATTCAATCGAAGCACGCGGCGGGAGTGGTGGTTTCTCCTAATCCCATTTCTCAAACATGTCCTCTCATCCACTCGGCAGATAGAGAAGATAAAGACTCTATCGCTGGCTTGGAAGGACCCAGTTGTGAAGATGTAGGGCTCTTAAAACTGGATGTGCTAGGAATCAAAATGCTCGATAAAATTATGGAAGTTCCTAATATACTTAGAGGAAAACAATGACAGAAACAGAGTCGGGACTTCCCTACGTTCAGCTTCACACCATAGAAAGTATCATAGACGAAGTATTCCATAAAAACACATCTTTTGGAGTCACAGAATTTATTTCTAATATGGAAGATGACAACACGGAAATGTGTATTGTACTGTACTCGCTTATAGATGCAATTGCAGACCAAATATCCGGTGGCGACAATTCTACGCATGACCAATACGCTGCAATTGCTAAAATTACCTGTCATTTATTATATAAAAGCTTAGCGAAACAGTTAGAAATTAATACAATGGAGAGTTAAAAATGACCTATTGGATGTATTGTCCTCAGTGTGAAACGGTCGTAGATGAATTTGAAACCTGTTGTTCTCAATGCAAAAAACCTATAAATGTTCTAGAGATTGTAAGCATGGATGATGAAACCTTGGAATTTATGACGGAGCCAACCGACCCTAGAAAGGCTCCTAGATCGGACTCAGGATAAAGTAGTCGGGATTTAATGACTCATCCCGTTAAGTCGGGATTTACTGGTTCATCCCGATACTTTTTTTACAGGAACTTTACTCGGAGGATATTATGAATGATCGTTGGATTATAGTATTTGATTGGGAGACTGATGGAAAAAATGCAAATGACTGCAACCCTGTTGAATTGGCTGCTGTTCCCATTGATCCTAAAAGCCTAGAAATTAAAAGAGAAAAAGGATTTAAAGCTACCATTCGGCCAGATGGTATTGATAAGGAAGAATACTTTACAGACGACCGCAAAAAAACTATTGAGTGGCACGCTCAACAACGAGGTGTTAGCTCAGATGATATTATAGATCTCTGGAAAAGTGGTCAAAGCGAAAAAATTGTTTGGAAAAATTTCTGCAAATACTGTCAACGTTACAACATAGATAAAGCTCCCGGCCAATGGTATACTGAGCCTATTCCAGCTGGTTATAACATCATTGGCTATGATTTAAAAATTTGTGAGCGGATAGCACTAAAACATAAGACCAAAATGCCACTATCTACGGTCACAAAACTGGATATTATGGATTTGATGTGGTATTGGTTTGAAAATCTAGAGGAACCTAGAAATTTTCGACTGGATACTTTTAGGGAATTTTTTGGGATGGAAGCGGAACAAGCACACGAGGCTTTTTCAGACGTTATAGATGAAGCAAAACTGTTAGTTCAGTTTTTAAAGTTCCATCGCCGTCAGGCTTCTATAGGAAAATTCAAGGGAGCTTTTGCGAATGAAAACGTTTGAATGTGGCTGTATGTTTGAGACGGAAAATGATAAAATTATTTACAATCCAGACATTACAAAGCTACCTCTAAACTGTAAGACTACCTGGGATTTGATTTGTGATGGGAATACTAAAGGGGTATTCCAGCTTGAGTCCCAGTTGGGTCGTAGTTTGTCCAAACAGACTGCACCTTCAAATATGGCAGAACTTTCTGATCTCATTGCTATTATGAGACCAGGATGCTTGGAAGCTATCGTTGATGGAAAAAGCTTAACCCAGCATTATATTGATAGAAAACATGGACGTGATCCTATAGAGTATTTTCATCCAGCTCTTCAGTCTATGTTATCTTCTACTTATGGTATTCTAGTGTACCAAGAACAGGCCCTCCTCATTGCTCGTGGGATTGCTGGATTTGACCTTCAAGAAGCTGACATTCTCCGTAAAGCTATTGGTAAAAAGAATGTGGGCCTAATGAAAGAGCTAAAAGATAATTTTATCAATAAGGCGGAAGGTAATAAAGTGGTCAATAGGGAGCAAGCAGAAGAAATTTTTAGTTGGATCGAAAAAAGCCAGAGATATTCGTTTAATAAGTCACATTCTGTTAGCTATGCCTATAATTCCTATCTTACAGCTTATACCAAAGCCCATTTTCCTCATGAGTTTTTTACCTCATATTTAAAGAATGCCATTGGGAAGCCCGATACATATGAAGAGATTCAAGAACTGGTAAATAATGCCCGTGTTATGGATATTGATGTTCGACCTCCTAATATTAAAAACATGAACAAAAATTTTAAGTTATTAGGAGAATTTCCTACCTTCGGAATGACTGATGTTAAGGGCGTTGGGGGTTCTGTTTATGATAGAATGTTGGAATGTGCAATAGACAATAACATCGAGGTAGCCAACTGTGATTGGAGTGACTTTTTAATTGGATTTGGCAACTGTATTAAGGTAAACGCATTTGAAGGGCTGATTTTGTGTGGAGCTATGGATTGCTTTAAGTTAAAAAGATCGGCAATGAGTCACGAACTACAACATTTTAAAGAATTAAGTAAAAGAGAAGTTCCGTGGATTCAAAATTGTAAAATAAGGCATAAGGATTTTTCGTTGGGCCAATGTATCAATCAAATGATACTTGATAACAACTGGAAAGATAAAGACCGTCCTATCTATAGAAAAGATCGTCTTTATGACTTGAATAGTTTAATTGAGTCTTTAAAAAATCCAGGATATAATTTTGACGACTCACCATCATGGCTAGCTCAACAGGAAGAAAAATACTTAGGAATTGCTTTAACTTGTACTAAAATTGATGAATATGATATCAGCAATGCTAACTGTACATGTAAGGAATTTGTAAATGGATTTGACTCTCGTCACGGAATATCTATAGCCGTTCAAATAGAGGGTATACGTGAATGGAAAATTAAAAACGGGAAGGCTAAAGGTCAAAAAATGGCTTTTATTACTATAAGCGATAGCAGTTGCAGCTTGGATAACACTGTTATCTTCTCTGAGGAGTGGGTTAAATTTAAACAACACTTTAAAGAAGGGGCAGTATTATTGTTAAGGGGGTCAAGGGATAAAAAAAGGAATAGTTTTTTAATAAAATCAGTTCATAAGATCAAAAACATAGTTTAGGAAGTATAATATAATGGAAGACTTAATTGAAAAAAACATGGGGCTTGTTGCATCTATAGTCAACTCGTTCCACCCGAAAAATCAAACGGAAAGAGAGGACTATCTTCAAGCTGGTAGGATAGGTCTCTGGAAAGCACTTAAAAATTTCAATCCATCTAAAGGAAATGTACTATCTACTTATGCTTGGAATCCCATTCGATGGGAGATTATAAAAGAAATTAAAGTTATGAAGAGAAAAAAGGATCACGTAGATCTTTCCTCTATTAATGTACCTGCTTATATTGAAAAAGAAAAATTTTGGGAATACCTTCCCGAACTCACTGATGAAGAAAAAATAGTATTAGATTTACGTCTCATGGACTACAGGTTTCATGAAATCTGCATGAAGATGGGTAAAAGTAATAACTATATTAAAAAGCTCTTTTATAGTGCTGTAGAAAAAATTAAGGAACAAGAATATGGCCAAGAAAAGGGTTTTGGTTGTTAGCGAAGCTCACTATGTATTGTCTGGATTTGGCACCTATGCTAATGAATTGTTAACACGGTTGGCCAAAACCAATAAATATGAGCTAGCAGAATTTGCATCATACGGTCATTACTCGGCTGTTAATGATTTAGATTGGATATTTTATGCCAACTCTCCTGAAGAAGGAGAGGATGCTCAAGGTTATGATCCTGGAGGGCCTGCCCAATTTGGATCTTGGCGATTTGATAGGGTATGTCTGGATTTTAAACCAGATATCGTTCTATCTTATCGTGATCCGTGGATGGACATGTTCATAAAAGCTACCCCTACACGTCCATATTTTCATTGGGTTTGGATGCCCACAGTAGATTCTGAACCTCAAAAACAGGAATGGGTACATGGATTTGCAGAAACAGATGCTTTGTTTGTATACTCAGAGTTTGGCCAAAAAGTTTTAGAAAAACAGGCTACAAAAAATCTAAATATCATCGGCTGTGCGTCACCCGGTATTGACCCCACTGTATACAAGCCCGTTTTAAACAAGAAAGCTCATAAGGAATCTTTCAAATTAGATCCAGAATGCTTCATTGTGGGAAGTGTTATGAGAAATCAAAAAAGAAAGCTTTTTATAGAGCTGATGAAATCTTTTAGAATATTTTTAGACAATGCTCCCCACGAAATAGCTAACAAAACCTATCTTTATATACATACAAGTTATCCAGAAAAAACAGGGTGGGATATTGCAGAAGGTATCATTTCTACAAACCTGTCTGGAAAAGTTTTAATGACTTATAAATGTAGGAGCTGCACTAAATTTGATTTAGGTTTTTTTGAAGGACCTATTACTAAATGCAAGAACTGCGGACAGTTTTCTGCTCAGTGCCCCAATGTTACATTCGGTCTCACCATACCAGAATTAGTCCAGGTCTACAATCTTTTTGATTTATATGTACAATATGCCATATGCGAAGGTTTTGGGATGCCTCAAGTAGAAGCTGGAGCCTGTGGTGTGCCCATTGCCGCTACGAACTACAGTGCTATGGAAGATGTATTACGCTGGCTAAAAGGATATAAAATAAATGTTAAAACTATGGCTCGTGAATTAGAGACCAATGCGGAAAGAGCCTACCCTGATAACGATCATCTTGCACAAATTATAGAAAAACATTTTTCTTTACCAGAAGATAAAAGAATTAAAAAAGCTATTCAAATTAGAACTGCTACAAAGAAAAGATATACATGGGACAAGTGCGCAAAAGTATGGGGAGATTACATAGATTCCTATCAACCTATTGATAAGCAAGGGAAATGGGATGCTCCTCCTAAACTTTATCCTCTACCCCCCAGTATTCCCGAGGGCTTAGATAATCAACAGTTCATTATATGGATATATGAAAATCTCTTGCAAGAATCCCACAAAGCTTTTGGATATGAGGGAAATCAACTACTGTGTGATTTAACTTGTGGCGCTACAATGAAATATGGAAATGTAGAGCCAGTAGATAGAGAAAAGCTTTTTAAAACGTATACAGACGTGGCCACAAACAGAATGAGCTGTGAAAAAGCACGGGTTGGAATGCTTACGCTTACTAATGATGCTTATTTAGCAGAGGCTCACAAAAGGAAAAAGTCATGAGCATTCTTTTTATAGGTCCTTATAGACAACCAGACGAATGGGGTAAGAGAAGCTTTAACCTCCTTCAGTGTTTAAAGAAAACCAATCTCGATGTTACCGCGCGCCCCCTTTTTCTTGCATCTTTTCCTCCACGTACTACGGCAGAAGAAACAGAGCATACTAAATTTGATAATTATGATATCCTAATACAGCACTCACTTCCTATGCACTTTGTCACAGACACAAGTTTTAAAAAAAACATAGGTGTTATCGACTTAGAAACTATAGACATAGACTATAGTGGGTGGTTATATAAACTAAATCTGCTAGATGAGATATGGGTAAATAGTAGTACCGCACAAAAATATCTTTCTATCAAATTTCCAAATAAAACTGTTCGTTATATACAAAACTCATTAGACACTGAAGTCATAGAAAATGCTACTCCCCCCGAACCAAGCCCGGCTCTTGACCCCAACAGATTTAAGTTTTATTTTATTGGAGATACAGATCCTAAAAATGGAATTGAAGAATTAATTATAGCATATTATAGAGCCTTTACAAGTCAAGATCAGGTACAGCTTATACTATGTTTTCCTGGAGTTCCTCCTGAGTCTTTTCAATCATTATTTAAACAATGCGTACAAAAAACAGGTAAACTTTACGAGGAGGCGATCACCCCCTTAGTTCATATTATGAATATGCCCCTCGCCGAAGAGCAGGTCACAGCCATTCATATGCAATGTGATTGTATGGTATGCCCCTCCTACACCTTTGCAACACAACATACCCCTTTAGAGGCGGCAGGGTTTGGAAATAGCCCTATTGTTACTAACGGAACTGGAAGTGCGGAACTATTAACTGATAAAAATGCGTGGCTTATAGAATCTTATGAAGACTGTTGTGCAATTCCTATAAGACCCTTTCCAGATGTATTTACAGCCAAAGAGACTATCCGAAAACCCATTATAAAATCTTTATCTAATTGTTTAATAGAAGCATATCAAAACAAATACCTTAGAGATCAAAAGAAATCCCATAGCAACGACCTGTTGCAGCGGATATCTTATGAATCAGTAGCAAAACAACTAAAGGACTATTTATGTATCCAGTAAAAAATCTCATTCGATCTGTTAAACGCAAGGAAGATGATTTACTAAAGGTCATTACGTTTTGTGAAATAGAAGAAAAATATAATCATGCCCTATGTCAAACTGGACACGAATTTTATTTATGGGGAGAGAATCTTGATAATAACTGGAACGCATTAGTAGAAGATAAGCCTGACAATATCATAACACTTCCTCCTTCAGAAACAATGTATAATAGTTATTTTGATTTAGTAATATGTCACAATAGAGTTGAACAATACAACGTGGCATTGAGCATCTCCGAGGCCCTACATATTCCCCTCATTATCATAGATCACTGTGGGCAGCAAATACTAAAATCTTCTACTATTTTTTCTACGGTGACTACTCAAGATATTACACAACTCTATACTCTAAAATCTTTAGTTAATGTATGTGTACACGACCGTCTTGTTTCAGCATGGCCCAGCTCTTCCAAAGGATCAGTAGTTATCAACACTGGAATAGATACAAATAAATATAAGCCAGCTAATGTATCAAACGAATTTTCTATTGTATTAGATAACTATATACCACAGCCCATAGCTCAAGCGTTATCGTCCTTAAATGTATATAATATTATAGGAACTGATAGAGAAGATAGGGCTAACGTATACAACCAAGGACCTGTTTTTATTAATACTTGGCAGAATATTAATATTAAACTTTTAGAGGCTATGGCTTGCGGCACAGTTCCTATTTCTATAGAAACTCCTGAAATTACTCATGTTATTAAAAATAATGAAACAGGTTTTATCGTTAAAGATGTCCCCCATATGGTAAGTATGATAGAAAAAATTAAAAACAATGAAATTCGTAATATCCAACAGATATCACAAAATGCTAGAGACTACGTAGTAGAGAATCATAACATGGACAAATTCATTGAGAAATGGAAGCAGGTTTTTAAATTAGCAAGTAACAGTTTTTACAGCAGAGGGATGTAATGAAAGTTAATCTGGCAATTCAAGAAGCTCAATTTTTAGACGGATATACTAACTACATTATAGGTCCAGATACATTTGAAAAAATTCCTGACGCTGTATGTACGGAAATTTTAATGGTGGACTCGTTGGATTATGCCCCTCCTGAAATACTTGCACAGGTTGTAAAAAAAATAAGACATGGAGGTACATTACAAATTGTATCTACAGACTTATTTGAAATATGCCGTTCTGTATTTTTAGGACTCCTCCCTATGGAGCAATGTAATTTGCATTTAACCAATAGCAGATTGAGATTAGTACCTGCTGTTCAAATCAAGCAACAACTTGAAGAATTGGGCCTCCAGATAAAGGAGGTGGCGATGAAAAATATAAAATATGATATAAAGGCACAGCGACCATGAACCAAATGCCCGAAGGTTTTGAAATATCTACAAGCTGTAAAAACTGCTGTTTTGCAGACTACCAAGAAACAACCCAAATGGGATGTAAAGTTAATCGTATAGAGAAGTATAAAACTTTAAAGGGAGCGAATGTAGTAGAAGCGTTTGACGATGAAAAAGAATTTTATGTAATTCAAAATAAAATATGCGTGTACTATAGAAACCACACGTTTATGGATGAGTTAGGATTAACTAGCGACGAAGATATATTAAACAAAGTTAAATCAGAACTGAAAGCTCCTTATCATCTTATAGTTATCTTTAGAGAAAATGATATACAAGAAGATCTGGAAAAATGCATTGAGTCTGCTTCTAATCAAAAAATTAAACCTAAAGTTTTTACCGTTATCAACAAGTTTAATACCAACGTAGAAGCCTCGCAAATTATGCAGATTGTTAACCACTACGGCTTTGATCACTGGCGTGTACAAAATGCAGCAAATCTAGAGTTTGAATGGGATCGAGACTTGATAGACTTGTCTTATGATAGTACTAAAAAACATAAATATTTATTTTATTCAGCTTTTGAAGCTTTAGAAGGGGTTCCTCTTACTTTTTCTGAAGAAATACACGGAGCCATGTATGAAGATCTCAAATCCTTTTCGTGCCTACGTCCTAATATAAATAACAATGGACTAACGGTTTTAAGAATAGCACAAGAAAAATATTCTGGCAACAGTTTTGGTATAAAGATAGAAGATAAAATTAAATTTTATGAAGATGATATTCATATGATTAAAAAGGTAGAAGATCTATGTCCGAGTCTAAAAATATAACTATTATGGTTGGTAGTGGTAGTGAAGAATCAAATATGATGCCTTTAATCCAGGACTATCCTGATTATATGGCAACATATAACATGGAAGATGCAAATGCTGATTTTTTTACCACCACTTTAAATAAATATGATAGCAATATATATACTTTTTTTAAACCGGGAGTTTCTTTTGCCAAAGATGATGCGATTGTTCAAATTGCTAAAGCTTTTGAAAAAGATCCCGCTGTAATGGCCGTTGTCTGTGACGGTTTTAGTAAACATAATTCTATTAAACATCCCTACTATTTAGACACAAATCGATTAACTAACATTAACGATAGCATTCCTATATCTTTTCATAAAAACATAGTCAAACAACTTACATTTCAGGAGGATGTATATAAAACACTGGTAGACACTCTTAACTCCTGTATTTCCAAACAGGTTTTAATTATACACATTGCAGAACCACTAGTAGTAATAAATGAGTAGAAAACACATACAGAAGATATATCAGGACCGAGTTCCAAACAATACTATATGTGCTGTAATACCAGCAGCAGGGTGCGGGAAACGTATGAAATCATATGGACCCAAGGCGCTCCTAGAAATCCATCATAGAAACATTATTACCAACCAAATCAATATATTAGAAAAATCTATCCCTTACATTAATATCAGCTTGGTGTGTGGTTTTAAAGCTGAAAAGCTAATGAAAAATGTACCAGAAAGAATTATTAAAATAGAAAATGAATTTTATGACACCACTAATGTCGTTAGAAGCATCGGAGTAGGATTACGTACAATAAAAGATGCTGGAACTTTAATATTGGTTTATGGAGATTTGTTTTTTAATGAAATTGCCATCAGCTGTCTAGACTTAAGTTATTCTTGTATATTAATTAACGATGCTACGATGACAGAGGAGGAAGTCGGATGTGTGGTAGACGAAAATGGCGTTTTACAAAATATGATGTATGATTTGCCAAATAAATGGGCGCAGGTAGCAGTATTTAACGGACTAGAGTTAAAACTTTTAAAACAATTATGTTGGGATAAAAAAAATTACCACAGGTTTGGTTTTGAAATTATTAATGAGATTATAGAAAGAGGCGGAAGTTTTTCGTGTTTAAAGCACTCCAAATGTAAAGTTATTGATATAGACACCTCTAAAGATATAGACAGAGCCAAGGAAATTTTTAAATGAAAATAGTATTACCAAACTTACCTTTTGCTTACATACAAGGTATCGGCAGCACGCTCAAGACCCTTGAAGATTCGTGTAATTTGGAAGTATTTCTTTGGCCCTCCGAAAAACCCTTGATGGATGTATTAGATGAACTTAAGCCAGATTTAATCTTCTTATATCAACAACATATTGATACTACGTTAGAAATAGGCGCCCAAGACCTAAATTTTGACTACATTGCCCTCACCACCACCCCAATACAAATCAAAAAATTACCCATAGTGTACATTACTGAAGCTAGTTCTATAGGTCAGTTTATCAATTATCAAAAGAGTACCCTGATAACCACACCTTCAGCTAATGTAGCCCAAGTTCATAACGGACAACACTCAGATATGTTCACCAGCGATATATGTGTTTTTAACAAGGATGTACCACTAGGCATTGAACACTTACATATCTTAGAATGGTTATCTACCCACTACAATACTAAAATTTTTGGTCCCCAGAAAGTAAATCTTCCACAATATTTAGGAGACTGTACAATATTTGAAAGAGCCGATGCTATCGTTTCTAGTAAAGTATGTATAGACTTAGGAAACTTTGACCTTTTAGATACCTCTTATCTTAAAAGAGCCCCTCTTGTTTTAAACGGAACCCATGCACTATATAAAAATTTTAAGTCGATAGGGGAGCTGGAAGAAATATTAAAAAATGTTATAAATGATACGAAGGATCGACAAAAATATTGTAACGCAGTTTATAAAGATGTCATAAAGGACAAAACGTTTTATCATAGAGTTGCAGAAATATTTACCGCCATAGGAGATCAAACCAGATCTCAGCAATGCTTAAAGAAACTAAAGGAATTGGTATCATGATAGGCGTTCTAACCGAAAAAATACAATTTAATCAACAAAGTATATTTTTACTAAAAAATTTCAATCAATTGAATAAAACAAACAGTTGTTGCATCTTTTGTAATGAAATGCATCAACGTCCAGTGGATATATCTTTTAATATTATGCAGCAGATTCAATCCTATTGCTTTGAAGGAACTTTGATTACTGACAGCCTTATCTTAGCACAAAACCTTAATTACAATATCTATACCAAAAAGAAATACTACTACGTTTGGAATCTAGATTGGATGAATTTAGAAAACTTACGCTTTGGACAACTTCGTATTCCCTTTTATAACGATGATATAGAATTGATAGCACGAAGTCAAAGCCATGCAAACTTACTGGAAAAATTATTTAAAAAACCCAAATATATTATGGAAGACTGGGACTGGACTATCTTAAAAAGGATAGATGAAGATGAATGATAAAGAACAACAAATAATTCAATTATACCAAGAAGAAAATTTGAGCACCCACCATCTTGCTGATAAATTTTCCACCTATCCCAACAAAATTAGACGAATTTTGAAAAAACATGGAGTACAATTAAGGAACAAGGGAGAGGCGCAAAAAATTGCCCTCGAACAAGGAAGGACGGCGCATCCAACCAAAGGAAAGGCTATGAAAGATTCCACAAAGCTAAAAATCAGTGAATCACAGGGCGAGCTTTGGGATAATATGACTGAGGAACAAAGGCAAGAACGTATAGACAACGGTCGTGAATCGTGGAATAAAAAAACAGCTGCAGAAAGAGAAGATCTTATTAAAAAAGCTCACGAGGCGGTGCAAGAAGCCAGTAGAATTGGCTCTAAAATGGAAAATTCGCTACTTAAGGAGTTGACAAAGAAAGGTTTTAGGATAGACTTTCATAAAGAACATTGGTTACAAAATCATCGTTTACAAATCGATCTATTTATACCAAATCTCAGGGTTGCTGTCGAAATAGACGGTCCTTCTCATTTTAAACCAGTATGGGGAATGGAACAGCTTATTAAAAACCAAAAAGCTGATCGCCAAAAAACAGGTTTAATTCTCGCTCAAGGGCTTGTGTTGGTTAGAGTTAAAATGGAAAAGAAATTCTCTCAGAGATATGCTAGACAAACATTGATAAGTCTTTTACAAATTCTTAATAAAATTGAAGCCCAATACCCCCCAGAAGATGAAAGGTATTTTGAGATATGAGTAAAAACGATTTCACTGATATGGTCGAAGTTTCTGACAAACCCCATCAAGAAGCTGTTGCGGAAGACGTCCCCAAGAAACCTCACGAATATGATCCCGAGTGGAGTGAATATATTTTAGACAATTTGGCTGATCACGAGTTAATTCAGGGTGCTCCTACTGTGGACGGTCTAAGGAGAGCCACTGAGCGTTGCTTTGGAGAAATCTTACAATCTAAGAGTGAAATTGTAGAAGTGCCAACCAGGCAAAATAATAAATGCACTATTAAACATTCCTTGGCTATTAGGAAATATTCAACTGAAAATGTTATTGAGGTTGATGGATGTGTAGATGTACTTTATGATAAGATTCCCTACCCTTTTAACACCCACTTAGTTGCTACTGCTGATACCCGAGCAGAAGGGAAAGCTTTACGAAGAGCGTTAAAGATTCGTGTTGTAACTGCCGAAGAATTACAAAATCAGGACGAAGACGATGTGATGGCTTCAGAAGAAAACATGAATGACCAACAAGTTTTAGCCTTAAACCAACTTTGTAAAAGACTGGATATTTCGGTAGCTAGTTTTGTTAAATCACAGTATAATAAGGTAAAGGTTATTAATGATGTAAGTAATATGGAAGCTAGAGTTTTGATTAGCCAGTTGTCAGGCTTCCAGCGTAAGCCCAAGTCTATCGAGAAGAAAATTAAAGGCTACGATGATAATTGGAAAGACGATTTTTATAGGGGCTCATAATGAAGGCAAGAATAAAAGCTACTGATAATCTCTGGTTCGATGTAGAAGCAGAACAAGAAGATGATTTATTTAAACAAATTGCACGAGTTCAAGAAATTTTTCAACATGATAGTTGTGGGAAATGTGGTTCTCCCAATTTTAAATTTGTTTGTAGATTAGATAGTAGTGAAAATGATTGGTTAGAAATTACCTGCCAAGATTGCCGCGCTAAGCTTATCTTTGGCCGAACTAAGAAAGGAAACTTAATTTTTCCGAAGATTCGTTGGGACCAATTATCCGCAAAACAAAAAGAACAAAGGAGTGATGAGAGTGATTATGCAGAAAGCCATCGCGGCTATCTGCCCCACAAGGGATGGTTCATCTATAGGCCTAAGAAATAAGGAGAAGGAAGTGCCTACTAACGATTACGAAGCTCGACAAATATTTGGCATTATCAATGAGTTTATTGATGTTGATACTGCTAGGAAAATTGTGACACGCCTTCATGAACAGGTAGGAAAACATACAGAAAATGAATCTTTGGCTGTCAGTTTGGAAATGTTAGCTGCCGCGTACTCTCAAGAGGAGACAGTAGAATGAAGAAGATGATTTTGTCAATTGTTATGGCTTTGGTGCTTAGCTCCAGTGCTTTTGGTCGTGAACCTTCCCACAATGGCTTCGTGTATACGCTCTACCCAGTGCGACACTGCGTGTGTAGCGTGGTTCACTTTGTTAAAGGTACAACGGCGGGAGTGGCTGAGGGGGCTGTTACTGTAGTAAAGGGTGCGCTTGGCATTGTCACCGCTCCATTTCGGGTTAAATGGAAGAAGCCAACTGCGCGACGATTGTTCTATCAACCTCCTACAGTTCATTACAAGCCTGGAAAGCTTTATGAAATTATGCCTCCCGATCTTGTTATTGAAATAGAATAAAGGGATGGCGATTTTTTACACTGGGGTTGTTGGGATTTACATTGTCATCCCGTTCAGTCGGGATTTAATTCATCATCCCAAAGCTCCTTTAAAATTCGCGGCGGTTGGGATTTAGGGAGTCATCACGTTAAGTCGGGATTTAAACCTTCATCCCAACGTCGCTTTTTAAAACAGAGAATTGTAATGAGATTAGATCACATAGCATATCGAGTAGCAGATAGGAAAAAGACTGCGCAGTTTTTTCTTGATGCTTTTGGATATAAAATAGCAGATGATTTTGAACTTGTATTTCCAAATAAAGAAACAGCTCGATGCTATGCTCTATCTCCCCCTGAGAGAGGACAATATTCAGAAATAGATTTTACTCAATATTTTTCAGGACTAACACATGGACCTATGCAATATCATGCATCTCCTGAAATTTTTGTGAGCGAAGGCACCTTTGGATCAGTAGTAGGACAGTGGGTAATGGGTAGGAATGCCATAGGAGGAATACATCACTTAGCTTATGAAGTAGAATCAGTAGAAAAACAAATGGAAAAATGGTTAAAGTTGGGGTATGCAGAATTTACCACCGAATCTCCCATGAGATGTCCAGGATTAATTCAGTGTTTTACTAAACCAAGTGAACTTACAGGAGTTATATACGAATTTATTCAAAGAAGAGGTAAGGGTTTTTGTAGAGAAAATGTTTTAGATCTCATGAATTCCACAGAAGGGTTATAATATGGAAGATGGTAAAAATTATATTGAGGGAGTTTTCGTAGAAAGCGCTTCTAATAGTGTTTTTGATAACGGAGATCCTTGTTCAGAAGAATCTTTCGGAATCTTTCCCAACTCAATACCATTAGAAATTGATAATGCATATATAGCAGCAAGAGATGCATTTGAATCGTGGCGTAATACAAGTCGGGTTCAAAGAGCCGAGTACATGTACAAAGTCGCCAAACTAATTGAAGAGAGGCGAGAAGAGCTTGCCACTGTCATTTCTTTAGAAACTGGGAAGAATTATAACGAGTCCATTGCCGAAGTAAATGAAGCTCTCCATATGGCTCAGTATGCCTTTGGTTCTGGACGCACCCCACAAGGAGAGTCCGTTGCGTCCGAAATTTCTGAAAAAGACTCCTATATGCTGCGAAAGCCTAAAGGGGTGGTTGCTATTATTAGTCCTTGGAATTTTCCTCTGGCCATTGGTGCTTTTTGGTGCGCTGCTCCTGCTCTCGTTGAAGGTAATACTGTCATTCTTAAGCCAAGTGAAGATGCGCCTTATACGTCGCAAGTAGCCATGCAGCTCTACCATGATGCTGGGATTCCTCCGGGAGTGATTAATCTAGTACATGGAGATGGAGAGGTCGGCGACTATCTAGCTAAAATAAAAGAAATAAACCATATTTGTTTTACAGGAAGCGCGGAAGTGGGGCAGCATATCAGGCGAGTATGTGCGGACAGCTGGCACAAAACCTGTTCCTGTGAAATGGGAAGTAAGTCCGCCGTGATCGTTTTTGATGATGCTAATTTTGATCTAGCAGTTTCTTCAGCTCTCGCCAGTGCGTTTAAACTATCAGGGCAACGATGCGTTTCCTCTGGAAGGTTGATCGTCCAGAGAGGAATTTATAATAAATTTGCAAGCTCTTTTGTACAATATGCTAGGAAAATTAAAGCGGGCCATCCTTTTATAGATTTGTCGTGGGCAGTAGGAAGGGTACAGCAACCTAATCCTGACGCATATATGGGACCACTAATTAATCAACAACAGTTAGATAGAGTATTGGGTTTTAATGATATGGTTATGCAAGATCCCGAAGCTGAGGTGATACTAGAATCTACATATACACCTCCTGGATATTTTGTAAGTCCTCTCGTATATAAAACGGAGTGGCGAGATGTTCCTTATCTTAAAAATGAAGTATTTGGACCCCACGTTGCAATTATTCCTTTTGATAACGTTGATGATGCTATTCGGATTTATAATGACACAGATTACGGGCTGGCTGTGGGAGTGGTCACCGAAGACTTTAAAAAAGCTAGAATTTGTCGTGATCTCTGTGAGTATGGTATGTGTTATTGGAACGGCGGCTCTATTGCTGCTGAGTCTCATCTTGCATTTGGTGGTGTAAAAAAATCAGGCAATGGATATCCATCAGCTGCTCGAACTTTCAGGGCTGTAACTCACGAGGTATCCTGGACAGTCAACCATGACGAAACATTGGCATTTCCACAAGGAATGAAATGAAAGTATTACTGTGCTCCCCACAATTTTTTGATGTCCGATATGAAATAAATCCTTGGATGGATGTTAATAACAATCCAGACAATATTAAGGCTTTTTCTCAATGGCGTTGTATGATAGACGCACTCAGCGCAGCGGGAGCTAAGATAGAACATATGCGACCCCATGCAGATTTTCCTGACATGGTATTTACTGCTAATGCCGGTCTCGTAAAAGATAGCCGAGTGATTTTATCAAATTTTAAATACGAGCAAAGGCGTGGCGAAACGAATCTGTTTGAAAAATGGTTTCTCCATCATGATTATGAAACAGTAGACTTACCTGCCCATATGTATTTTGAAGGAGCTGGGGATGCTCTCTTCTTTAGAGACTTGCTATTCATGGGACATGGTTTTAGAACTGATGAAAAATCCCATAGTCTCATAGCAGAAATTTTAGATGTAGATTATATTTCTCTAGAACTAAAAAATCCCAACTTCTATCATTTAGACACCTGTTTGTTTGTCGCTGATGATCACATTTGTTTTTATGAAAAAGCTTTTACACCTCAATCATTTTCTAAAGGAATGACAAAGTTAATCCAATACATTGCTAAAGAAAATCTTAGTGTTAGAATTAGTTCTGTATCAGAAGAACAAGCCCACAACTTTATATGTAACAGTATTTGTATCAAGGGCCAAGTTATTACTCCAGCATTTAATTGTAGTACTGTTTTTAATAATCCTCTAAAGTGCGATATGTCAGAATTTATGAAAGCTGGAGGGGCAATAAAATGCTTGACTTTAACGTTGTAAACAGACTGTCTCAGTACATTATTACAGATGGTTTTCATGTAGTAGTAGACCCTGATAAAAGCCAGGGTTCATGGATTGTAGATGCAGAGACAGGACGTAGCTATTTAGACTGCTATTCCCAATTTGCTAGTCAACCTTTGGGGTGGAATCATGAAAGGCTACGCCAAGCTAAAGATCATTTGGGCGAAGCGGCAATCCACAAGTTGGCCAATAGCGACATGTACTCCCTAGACTATGTAGAATTTGTAGAAAAATTTGCAGAGATTACACCAGATTTTAGTCACTACTTTTTTATTGATGGTGGTGCTCTTGGAGTAGAGAATGCATTAAAGGCATCCTTTGACTGGAAGGCACAAAAGTGCGGCATAAGAAATCAAGGGTCGGTTAATAAACTAGATGTAGTACATTTTTATAAAGCTTTTCATGGTCGTAGTGGATACACATTATCTTTAACTAATACTGAATTAAATAAAACAAAACTTTTTCCTCAGTTTAATTGGACTACTATATATGATATCGATAAACTTGACACATATATGCACCCAGAAGTAGCAGCTATTATTGTAGAACCAATCCAAGGAGAAGGAGGAGACAAACATTTTGATCCTCAAATTTTTCATGAACTAAGAAGTTTGGCAGACATGTATGATTCTATGCTCATATTTGATGAGGTACAAACAGGTCTAGGCACAACCGGAAAAATGTGGGCTTACGAACACTTCGGAGTGGTGCCTGATATGATGTGCTTCGGGAAGAAAACTCAAGTGTGTGGGTTTTGTGCTACCAATAGAATAGATGAGGTGAAAGAGAATGTATTTTCTACTAGTGGAAGAATTAATTCTACATGGGGTGGTAATATAGTTGACATGGTAAGAAGTATGTATATTATAGAAATAATTCAAGAGGAGGGTCTGGTAGAAAAAGCACGCCATACCGGAGATCTATTTATATCTGTATTGGAAGGTATTAAAGGATTGAGCAACGTTAGAGGAAAGGGATTAATGATAGCGTTCGATTTGGATACCACCCCCCAACGAGATGAGTTCAAAGCTATTTTACAAAACGAAATGTTAGTACTCACATGTGGAACTAAATCCATTAGATTAAGGCCAGCTTTAAACTTTGACACGGAAGAGGTTTACGTAGCATGTCAGATGATCGAAGATACTGTAGCTAAGTTAAAAGGAGAAACCAATGAATAAAGTTATTAAAAAGATTTTTCTCAACTTTCGAGGTATCTTAGCTGCTGATGAGAGTGATGGAACTATTGCCAAAAGATTGGGGTCGGTTAATAAAGAATCCACCCCGGAGAATAGACACTCGTATAGACATACTGTTTTTTCTACACCGGATCTTAAAAAATCAATAGGAGGAGTTATTCTTTTTGATGAGACTTTAAGAAATGAAGAAACAATAGCACCTCTTATTGAAAATGATATAGTGCTAGGGATTAAAGTGGATAAAGGGGCCAAGCCTTATTCGGGCAAAGAAACTCTAACAGAAGGCTTGGATGGCCTTGACCCAAGATTGGAAGAGTATGTGAAGTTGGGGGCTAAGTTTGCCAAATGGAGAGCTGTTTTACTACCTTCTAATAGTTCTCCAGGAATTCTTTCTAATTGTTGGACACTGGCAAGATATGCTAAAAAATGTCAATCTCATGGAATTGTACCGATTGTTGAACCCGAAGTATTAATGAACGGAAAACATTCTATTAAAAACTCTTACAATATTACTAAAAGCACATTGCATATACTGTTCGATGCATTACATTACGAAGAAGTAGAATTAGAAAAAATAATATTAAAACCTAATATGATAGTATCGGGGTATGATGCAAAGCAAAGAGCCTGTCCAGAAACTGTAGCTAAAATGACAGTTAAATGTTTTAGAAACGAAGTTCCTTCTGCGGTGCCTGCGATAGCCTTTCTCAGTGGAGGTCAAAAAGATGAAGAGGCTATTGAAAATTTACAATATATAAATAGACTAGACAGTCTGTCGACTGATGATAAAAAACCTTGGCGCCTTTCATTTTCTTTTGGAAGGGCTATGCAGAGCGGCGCTCTACAACTATGGAGCGATGGACTTATAAAAGAAGCTCAAAAGTGGGTTTATGAACGGGGAGAAAGATGTCAGCTAGCCGTAAGGGGCTATAATGTAGTATAAAGGAGGAAAAGCATGAGAGCTATTATAATGGGCGCAGGCCAAATGGGGAGAGCCATAGCCCATGGTTTAAATAAACTTGGTCATGCAGTTTCTGTTGCAGATATACACTCTAAATCACTAGAAGCAGTCAGTGGAAATAATTTTGCCCTGATCCACACTAAAGATTATGGTAATGATAGAAGTTTTTTACAAGAATATGATGTAGTAGTATCAGCACTACCCTATCATCAAAACTGGAGTCTAGCTCAGTATTGCATTGATCATGGTTTACGATATTGCGACTTAGGGGGAAGCGTTCCAGTATCTCAAAATATTAATTCGTATGCTAAAGAAAATGCTACAGCTCCTATCATAACAGATATGGGCTTGGCACCGGGTTGGATTAATATTATTGCTGAACAAGAATGTATAAAACAAAAAAAACTTCCCACTTCAGTTACCATGAGAGTGGGAGGCCTTCCTGTTGATAGATGTAGCAACACCTTAAAATATTCTTGTACTTGGTCTTACGATGGTTTAATTAATGAATATAAAGATGACTGTATTGTTTTAAGAAATGGAGAGGAACATGTAGTCAAGGGGTTAGAGGGTCTTGATAATCTCAACACTCCTATTGGAGTTCTAGAGTCTTTCTTTACCAGCGGAGGAACTTCCCATACCCTGAAAAAACTGAAAGATCTAGGGGTTAAAAATTGTTATTATAAAACATTTAGATATCCTGGACATCGAGACTATATTAGTTTCCTCCTTAATGACTGTCAAGCATCAGATGAAACCGTAATAGAAATTCTCAAAAGAATTTGTCCCCCCGAAGACGATCTGGTAATCATGGGGGTCTATCTGGACGAAGGAAGTTTAGAAAGAATTATCTACCATGACGATCAGTTTTCTGCTATGCAAAAAGCAACAGCTTTCCCGGTGGCTAGTGTTACCGCTATGCTAGGAGAAGGTTTGATGGATGAAAAACGTGCTTTAGAATACAGTGATATCAATTATGAAAAATTTAACTGCCTTTTAGCTGAGTTAATATCTCCCCAATTATAGTGTTTCTAACTATATCTTCATCTCCTAAAGTACAAATAGAAACACCTTCAATCTCTGCCAGTTTATCTACACAGGTAATCAGGCCTCCGGCACAATCTGTTGGCAGATCTGTCTGACTGATATCTCCATTGATCACCGCTTTAGAACCTTGACCTATACGAGTTAAGAACATTTTAATTTGTTCAAACGTAGCATTTTGAGCCTCGTCAAGGACCATGAAGGTGTCGTGGAAGTTTCTACCTCTCATGTATTCTAATGGGCAGAGTTCAATAAGGTTTTGATACCTCATATCTCTTACTTTATCTCTACCTATATAAAGATGCATCTCCTCAATAAGAGGTACAAGATAAGGTTTAATTTTATCAACGAGAGTGCCGGGAAGGTGACCCAGTCCTTTTCCAGATTCAACAACCGGTCGGGTGATAACAAGCTTTTCTATTTCTTCATCTAAAATATATTCAGAAGCAACTCCAACTGCAATAGCTGTTTTACCAGAACCGGCAGGGCCGCTACAAAATGTTATGTCGGAATTGTAAATAGCATCAATATAGATCTCTTGGTTTTTACTTTTAGCTTCTAAAACTTTTAACTCTTCTTTTGGCCCCCATGATTTGTATTTGCGATTCTTGTTTCGGTTACGTAGGTGCCGTTTGCGCTTGCGTCTGGACATCTGTCTCCATACATTTAAAAAGGTGTGATACAAACTACCCACTTTTTTTAAAGGGTAGTATTTTATTAAGGAACTTCTTGCGTTTGCTACATCCACAGCCACCTAATCCTGACCACTCCTCTATTTTTTCTTCTGTAATACCAAATTTACTAAAAACATTTGCAATAACAGTGCCAAGGCCCTCTTCTTGCACCTCTTCGTTAGCAGCGTCAATGCCCTCTTTTTCAACCTCTTGTATAACTTCGTCTAGAAACTGTTTCTTTTTATCGTTTTCTATTTTTTGTTTGTAATATTCTTCATTACGTTCAGCTTCTGGCATATCTTTAACAAAGAACCTTTCAAAAGCTTGTCTATAATGAGCACTACGCTTACATTTATTATACATAGTTTCTGTTACAACGCTACCATATCTTTTGCAAAATCCGGCCCCTGAACATTGACAGGGATTATAATCCTCATTAGCCATAAAACTTTCCTTTTTTTTAAAAATTCACTATGAACAAGTAGGACAATACGTACTTGGCATCTCGTCTGGAATTCCTTTAGACCCTCTGGGATTGTGTCTTGCTCTGCTATCTTCTTTAACGGTTATAAAAACTCGTATTTTAGATATGGTATCGCCGCCACCGGCTTTGCAGCCACCGCGAAATTGCTGGTAGGGAAAGTAGGTGCCTGTTTGATCTGGGTCTCCCGGACAACACATACACGCCATTCCCTGTACATTAATGTATTCAGCGCATATATACCATCCATCAGCACCGGTGGCATTGAGCCACTCTCTATCTGGGTCCGCGTCAAGTCCTGGATGATCTTCTGAAACATCCATACATCTACAATCAGTAATTTCCATGGGACACTTAGAATCCGTTGGACATCCAGCCCGAGGGGTACTGCTTACAGAGCATGCGCTACTCGGGGGCG